TAGAACGGCCACGGTCGTAGGTCTCCGCGTCTTGCTTCTCGTGCGCCAGATGCTTCATCCAGTCCAGCAGATGCCGGTGGTGCTGAGCATCGATCTCAAAGGCGGTTGAAGAAGCGGTAATGTCTTCGAGGGGCATGCGGTAAACGATCGCTTGGAGCGTATCGTTCGCCACAGCCGGCGCGAGCAGCCGTAGCTTGTTCGCATCCATGCCAACGATCACGGCCGTTACCGGCGCGGGGCGGTCGGTAAACTTGATACCTCCCGCGCCGAAGGACATGGATCGACCGTAATCGTCCTGTGTCCACCCGGGGTGGCCGAGGTCCTCGAAATTCAGGATGTCGACGTTGCGGCCGTCAGACATACGGCGCAAGTCACGGAGTTTGAGGATGCGGGGGTCGTAGGTGAGATACGTGTCCCCTGCAGTGACATGCAACGTGCAGATCGGGCTCGTGGAATCTGCAATACCCCCACCTTGACGACAGAACATCTTCTGAGCGTCGTCCATGTAGACGAAGATCTCCGTGTCCGTCCAAAGGGGCGGGGAGGCTTCGTCGCGAACGTCGCTGCGGAAGAGGTCCTTGAGCTGGGCGGGGGTCATCTCGGACCTCGATTAGCTGGCGAGCTTTTCAGCGGCCATTTTGTCGTGGTACTGCTGCCACACGGTTGCGACTTCCTTCGCCTGCACCTTGAAGCCGACGACTTCAGACACAGCGCCCACAGCGGGGCTACCAGCAGCAGTGAAATTCTCGCGTGCGTTCTCGGCAACCAGCTTTTCGATGGCAGCGAGGATCAGCGGCGCGCGCTCGGCGGGGTCGCTCGGGGCGTTGTCGAGTTTGACCACGTCCTCGATCTGCGGCTCTTCGCCGTCAGGCGGGAGGGCACCGATGGCCAACGCCTCTTGGTAGATGGCGGGCGGCACATGGGTGGGTTTACCCTTCTCAAAGGACACGGAGTGGCCTTTGGTCGTGGTCAGGACGTAGTTGCGATTCAGAACAAGCAGGGTCTTTCTTTTGGCTCCGGCCATGATGGTTCTCCTTCAGCGGTGATAGAGAAGCGGGGGCCGAAGCCCCCGCCTACCGAACCCCGTTAGTGGGTTTGGGACTCGTTCATGCGGTTACGGATGACGTAGCTCACGCGCAAGGTGAGCTTGCCAGCCGTCGCGTCGGACCCGGTGGGGGCCACAGTCAAACGAATCGACTCTCCGCTGCCGACGTAGCCGGTGAGGGTGAGGGCAGTGCGACCGGCAGCGGTTTTGTCGGTCGTATCGAGGTAGCGCGTCGCGTTGCCGCTGTCGCCAACCGAGACGTCGTACGCGGTAGAACCGCTCACAGCCGTCTCGGTGACCACTTCACCGCCGATCACGGTAGCGCCGGTGGGCAGAAGGATCACGTCGAACACGTGGCTGCCGACAACCTTGAAGTTGTCCTCCACACCGGACGTGTTCTTCATGGTGTCGTTCGCCACATCGAAGGTGAACTCGGCAGTGATCGGGTACTGACCACCGCGAGCCGCAAGTTTGTGAGCCATGGAATTTCTCCTTAAAAAGTTGCGAGTTGCGGATGGTCCCGATTACTGGGCCGTGTACACCGAGATCACGCCGAAGTCCTGCGTGGTGTTGCCGGCATAGATCGAGTTGAACTTCGGCTTCAGGAAACCGAGGATCTTCCCAATCGAAATGCCCTGCTGGTTCTCGTAGTCGAAGCCCTTTTCGACCCATTCGGGGTTACCGATGTCGGCCATCGCCAGCGCTTGAGCGCCGCAGAACAGGATCTGGCAGCCGTCGACGGTGCCGGACGCGCCCCACTTCGACCCGGGAGCAGCGCCCGCAGTGTTGTACACGTTGCGGTACTCGTGGAACACAATGCCGTCGATCATGACAGCATCGCCGCCAGTGAACAACGGGTTGCTGCTCGAGCGCTGCATCGCGCCACGCAGGTTCTGCATGTAGGTGGGGTCCAGCTTCAGCTTGGCCATCGCCTGCGGGGTCAGGAAGGCGTGGAACACCTCGTCGCCGCCCTCGCCCTTGATGCCGCGCATGTACTGGTCCTTGGCATAGGCCTTCAGCTGCACGAACAGCTCCCACATGGGGGTGTCAGCAGTCGTGATCGAGCTGGTGGCGCCGTTGACTTCCAACGTCTTGCTGGCGCCGTTCCAGCGCAGCTTGCGCAGGTTGGTCGGAGCCGACACGTCAGCAGCGAACTCGAGGAACGGAAGGTCCGAACCCACGCGCGGTGCGCCGTTGTTGCGCATCGCGTAGCTCACGCCAGACATGGTCAGGAACGCCAGCTGGTCGATACGCTCAGCCAGCCAGTAGGCCAGCACGTCGCGGCTGTTGCTGCGGAAGTCAATGACCGATTTCTGGTCGGCCATGCGACCTTCGTGACGGTTGGCGTGGCGCAGTTGGTCGATACGGATCACCTGATCGTACGACTTCATCGCCTCTTCGTTGCCTTCCAGCGTACGGTCACCCGCGACGCCGTCGCCTTCGAGGTCAGCCAGCAACGTGATGACTGCGCGGGCGCCCTTTTCGGACTTCTTCAACTCGGTGATGTGCTGAATCATGGAGTTCGAGTCGCTGCCGAGGAACTTGTTCACGAAGGAATAGTTCCGGGCCATACGCCACGTGTCCATCGACCAGACGGTTTTCTGCTCGTTGGTGAGCAGAGCGAAATTGGTAAGCATCTTGTGCCTCCTTAAGACAAAAATGGAAAAGTCAAACCGTTGATGCTCTCAGATCACGCTCTGGGCCAGCGCAGGTCGACTTTTAAGGAGGTCGGGACTCCGCAGAGCTGTCGGGTCTGCTACCGAAGTTTCGCGGAGTATAGACGAAAAAATGGGAGGACAGCAACTGTCCTCCCAAACTGTTGAGGTTGCGCCGCTTGCAAACCTCAACTGCCTTCGGGAACGGATTATCTCGCAGATGTTGCGCCGCCGCAACCACAGTCGCCGCTCGTTGGTGCGAAAACCGATCGATCCGCGCGGATCGGGTTGTGCATAGGAGGCGCATCAACCACGAACGTCTCGACGGGGAAAGCTTCCTTCACCTTCGCACGGATGATCCCCCACTGGTCGCGCGAAGGAGGCTCGTTTGTCAAGTCAACGAAGCCTTTCAGGTAGTACATCAAGTCGTTTGAGTTCACTTTACCTCCTTTGCTACACACTGGGCCGTCACGCTTACCTGATACTCAGGCCCGGTTGCCAGCGTAGGGATCGGTGGGTTATAGACACCCAAGAACGGTTGACCGTGATACATACTCATGGGGTCACGGGCGGGCTGGAGCTTATCTTCAGCATGCTCCAGCAGCTTCTTGGCTGCAATAAAGCCAAGGGACTCACTCAACTTTTCTTTGATGGTCCCCCACTGCTCTGGTGTGGGGGAATCACCCATGACATCAACGGCACCGTTGAGCCAAAGGACAAATTCGGTTGGAGTAGTCATCGGCGTTCTCCCATGCCTTTGTGTGAGTCGAAACCCTGCACAACAGCACGTTGGGTCGGGGGTTTGGGGGGTGGATACTGGCAAACGTTGTTCCCGAACACGATGTACTCGGGGGCATCGGTGCCAGAACCGATTTTAGCCACGATGCGGCCTTCGTCGTTGATCCGCATAGCCACATCCACCGGCTTTTCAGGGTCGGTACGGAAGTAAGCGCGAAGGGCCGATTCGAGGTCGATCTCTTTCGCGGCGATCTGCATGCTTTTCTCCATGAAAAGGGCCACGAAGGGCGGTTTTGGGCCCTTCGTGGCCCGCTGATCCTATATCAGATGATGTCGCCGCGCAATCTAGCCTTGGTTTCCTCGTCCAACTTGGCGAATTTGTCCTGCGACAGGCGCAGTACGTCAATGTCGCCGCTCTTACCACCGGCTTTGTCGGAGTCCAGCCCCACGTTTTTGCCGTCCGGAGGCTGCTTTCTGTTGGCCTCAGCCGCTTTTTTGCGGGCCTCAGCGGCGCGTTGCTCGGCCAACTCCTTGGCTTTGTCGCCACTGTCACCTTTGCTGGTGGCAGGCGGGCTGCCTAACACGTATTTCACAGCCTTGGACAGCGCGTCGGGACGCTTCATACCTGCTTTCACGAAGGCGTTCAGCAGCGTGGCGACCTCATTAGTCTTGTCCTCGTCGAAATCCTCGTGTTCAGGATTCAGAGCGGGGTATTTGGCCTCGTAACCAGCCAGCTGAGCGTTGTAGCTCATCTCCTCGATGGCCGCCCTGCGAGCCGCCTCCGACTTGGTGTTGGTCTGGTACTCGGTCAGATCATCGCGCAGCGCGTCAATTTGGCGGCGTACCTTGCGAGCCTCATCCTTTTTACCGTCGAGAATCAGGTCTTCGTACTTATCCTGCAGCTCGTCGATCTTGGTGCGCATCTCATTGACTGCCTTGACCGTGGCCGACGCCTGCAGACCGCCTTTGAGCCTCTCGATCTCTTCCAACAGCGCCTGTTCGCGCTGCTTGGCCTTGCTGATGGCCTCGTCGAAGCGCGATTTCGGGATACGGATGCGCTTTTTCTTCTCTTCCTCGGCTTCGAGGCGAAGGCGCTCGGCCTTTTCCTCTTCGGTCTCCTCTCCTTCGGTGTTGAGGTCGACCTTATCGTCGCCCTTGTCGTCACCCTTGTCCTTGGGCTCGTCGCCCTTACCGGCGCTATCCAGCGGCGACTTCACGTCGTCGCCACGATCTACGGGCTGGGTACCACCGCCACTGGCAGCGCCGTCGTCACCGGCGGGAGCCCAGTAGCCACGATGGATGAGTTGTTGAATTGCGAAAGGCATGATCAAGCTCCTTGCTTGGGTTTAGCCGGGGCGCCCGGCACTGGCGAAGTGGGAGACGCCTCTCCCGGGGGTTGCGCGTTGTGTATTGCGGCGATACGAGCGGCCTTGGCCTGCTCCTTCGCCGCAGCGGCCTTGATGGCTGCTTCTGCAGTGGCCTGCTCACGCTTGAGGGCCATCTCCATCTGCAGCTGTTCGCGTTTGAGCTCGAACTCGCGGGCCATCTGCTCCTGCTTGAGCTGAAATTCCTGATCGAGCTTATGCTGCTCCATGGCCATCTCGGCCTCCATCTTCTGCTGCTCCAGCACGTTCTCGTCCTGACCGGAGTTCGCGCCGATCAGCGCGATCTCCTTATGGGCCTTGGCCTGCTTGAGCTGGGCGTCGGCGCCTTTCTGGGTGGCCTCGGCCTCCTTCACAGCGACGTCAGCCGCCATCGCACGCATCTGTAGCTGAGCCTGCTGCTGAGCCTCGGGGTTCTGGCCGGCCTGCGACATGTCGGCGATGATCTGAGCCTTGTCTCTGAGGCGACTCGACTGCAGGATGTACTTGTCGGGGATCTGTATGCCAACCTCGGTACGCAGACGCACCGCTTGGTCGAACTGCGTGTCTTCGAACGTATCGCGCTCGGGCTGGTTCGTCACCACGATGGCGTACTCGCCCAGCGTCAGGTCGTTCGCGATACGGCCTTCCGGGGTGGGCTGGTTCACCGTAAGCTGCTCAGTGGTGTTCATCAGGCGGTCGGTCGTGATGAACAACAGGCGCTGCTCGGTGTAGTACTCCTGCACGAGGTCCAGCACGGCGCGGGCCAGCAGGAAGTCGGAGCGGTTCAGGTTATCCATGACCTTGGCGAGGTTCGCCTGACCGCTCTGCTTGTTCGTCTGGATGCTCTTGGCCGCCACGTCCTCACGTGCGAAGCCCTGCATGTAGTCCGATACGCCCGAGATGCTCTTGATGTGCTCCTCGGCCTTGTACGAGATGCGATCCAGCCCTGTGGGGGTCTGGTTGGGCTGGATCTTCTCGATGTTGTTGATGTCGTCCAGCTCGATCACGATGCCGGACTGCGCACCGCGCTGCTCCAGCTCGGCGGTGGACATGTTGGTCAGCGCGTTGCGCTTCACCTTCCAGCCGGAGTTGGCCGAGGTGTTCACGACGTGCAACTCTTGGCTCGACACCTTGTTCAACAGCTCCTGCGGGCCGAGCAGGTTCTCCACCAGACCGATGGTGCGGCCACGGCGGAAGTACGGGAAGTACGGCACCACGGTGAAGTGCTTGTACGGGCTCCAGTCGTCGTGCAGGACCACGTTGTCGGCGATGACCGTCCAGCGGATGCGCTGAACCAGCTTCTTCGTCGTGGCGAGCTGCGGATTCTCCATGAGGTACTGAGAAATGCGGTCATCGTCCCAGTCACCGGGTACTTGGCGCGTGTCGCCAGTCTCCAGATCGACGAAATGGAGCACCTTGTCCAGCTTCTTCCACTGGCGTTCAATGACACGGATGTTGCGGACGTTGTCGTACTCCTGCTGCGTCACCGTGTTGAGCGGCCAGCCAACGGCACGCGGGGAGCCAAAACGGTCGCGGTTGGCATCAATCGAGTCGTAGCCGTACGGGTAGTACGAGTCCGTGCGAGAGCGCAGCAGATCGGCGTCAGCCTTGCTGTACAGCAGCTCGATCTGATCCGGGCTCATCCACTTTGTGATGATTACGTCGTTCCACTTGTCCGGGTCATACTCGTCCGCGTCGGCGTCGATCAGCACGTTCTTGGGGTTCAGCTGCTCGATACGGACCTCTCCGCGCAAGGAGTCGGTGAAATCCAGCCGTACGTCGAAGAAACCCCGGGACGTCACGATACCGTCAGTGAACACGTCGGAGCGGACCCAGTCGAGCTGGTTGTTATCCGCGATCTGCATGAACACCTTGGTCAAGGCATCTGCTACCTCGGACGTGGCCCCCTCGTTACGGGGCCTGAAGGAAATATCAGTGCGATTGAAGATCTGCTCGCCCATCACGTTCGAGATGGTCGAGATGATCTTGTTGATCGTCAGGGCGGGGCGACGCTGGGCCTTGAGCAGGGCCAGATCGTTCTGGTCCCACTGCAGGCCGGAGAAGAAGTCCTCGCACTTGGCGGCCTTCTTCACATAGTCGAGATGGCCGTTGTCACGAAGCCACGTGTAGCGGTTCCAGACTTGCGTGGCCAGAGCGGTGTCTACAGGCATATCGATCTCCTATGCCGACATGTGGCTACCAATACCACTGCCGGCGAAACTCTCATTCAACCTGTCCCGCCAGCTCTTCAGCGGCGGAGGTACGTATGCTCGCGGCGGCTCTTTGTTCATGCACAACTGCACTGCCCAAGCCAGCGCGTCGACCACGTCGTCGTGGGCACCGGCCGGGAAGCGAAGAAGCTCCTGTTCCGCTTGTGCGCGCCACGCGGCTTCCTCGGGAAAGATCACGCGGCCTTGCTGCATACGCCCCTGCAGGGGGCGAGCACGCGCCATTTTATCCGTCATTGGCCGCAGCACCTCATACGGCAGGTATTGTCGCCGCTCAGCCATGCGTTTCTTGAACAACGGCTCGATGGCACGCCAAATCTGGCCATCCTCAGCACCGAGCAGGTAGCCGGTATCGGGCATAGACCCCCAGCGCAGGGCTGTATCGAGCATGGCCTCGACGATCTGGAAGCTGTCGCCCTTCATCCGGAAGATCTCCAGCACATAGAGCTGGTCCACCTCGTCCTGCAGAATCGTCGCGCCCACGGTCCAGTCGTTGGTCTGCTTCTCACCGATGGCGAAGTCCCACGCAGTATAGATGCGCAGCCCTGCGGGCGACGGGAGCTGGCGCTGATAGCGGAAGTACTCCTTGCGGAAGTACATGCCCTCATCAGGCACCGGGTTCTGCTGATACAACGCCGACCAGATACGCGGCTGCAGGTTGGCGCGGATGCGCTTGAGCGCTTCGGTAGGGTACCGATCCTCGTGGAGACAGAAGTCCTTGGGGCGCAGCAGCGTCAGATTGGGGCTGGGGTTCTCAATCGGCTCGTCAGTGCGGATGATCGGACCGGGGTTATCCGGGTCAGAGTCGTCACGGTACTCATACGACGTGCTCAGTGCCGGGTACTTGATGATCTCGAAGTCATCGATACCCTCCGGCGCACCTTCTTTGCCGATCATGGCCATAGCCCGCTGCAGCCGGCCGGCAAGGTCATCGTCGTTCCACCACGTCTGGATGACCAGAACCCCGCCGCCGGGGGCCAGACGCGTGTACGCCGTGGACTGGTACCAGTCCCACAGCTTCTCGCGCACTAGGACTGAGTCGGCTTCCTCTTGGTCTTTGATAGGGTCGTCGACGATGAGGATGTGGGCGCCCTTGCCGGTGATACCGCCACCACGGCCAGCTGCCGTAAATCCGCCCCCTTTGGTGGTGTTCCACTTCTCGACGGACTGTGAGTCTGGATCGAGAACGGCGTCGGGGAAGATGGCTTTGAACTGTGGGTCACGAAACACCTCCCGAACCTTGCGACTGAAGCCCATCGGCAGGTCGAGGTTATACCCCACGTTGATCAGCTCGTGGTGAGGGTAGTGACCAAGGTGCCACGCCGGAAAACGAATCGATGCCAGCTCAGATTTGCCGTGCCGAGGCGGCATCAGCAGCATGAGACGCGGACTTTTGCCCTCAGCAACCTCGCGGCTGAACCGTTCGAGGCGACGACAGATGTCATCATGGACCCAACCAGCGCTGTAGTTGTGGTGAGTCAGCTTCGTGAAGTGCAAAAGGCGCCGACGGGCCAGAATCCGGTCGGCTAGGAGCTTCGCAGCGGCGGGATTAGGCTTCGGGGAGGTCATCTTCTGATATCACCCGGACTTCACCTTCCAACACACTGGAGTCTCCCTCGGCCAACCGCAGTAACTCCTCGTCGCTCAAGGTGTTCAGATGCTGGATCAGCACCTGACCTTTCATCGAGACCTCGATTTTTGCCCTCGTCGGTTCGTAGAAACCGCACATTTTGCCCACTTCGCGCCAGCCGGCGATCATCGTGAGCGGGTCAGCCTTGATTTTCGCCATCGCAATCGACTCCAAGAAGCCGTCGATGACCCGTTTCTTGGTCAGTTGACTCGCTGCCGCGTACTCAGCACGACGTTCTGCGATGGCGCGCTGGACTTTCGGGTGTCTCATCCACTCATAGGCCGCAGTTCCGGGGTTCGAAGCGCCTACAGCACGTGCAGCAGCCGTCTGAGTCATGCCGTGGTCCACCAGATTCACGACGAACTGCCGTTGCATCTCCGTCAGCGGTGCGTCTGGGTTCAGACTGCCGTTTTTCGCACGCTCACGGCGGCTCGGAAGGTTCTCCGGCGCCTGCGAGATGTTGGAGCGGTATGTTTTCTTGGTAGCCATTTGATATCGATTGTAGTCCTAGGAAAATTTTGGCGCAATTTTTTGGAACTCGGGGCTTAGAACAAGGGGTGGGGTACTTCGGTTTTGATAGCGAGGGGGCCGAAAAACATGGTGCGAAGGGCTATGTTACCGAGTGACACCCCCTCCCCC